AAATGCTGATGCTGCTCCTGAAATGCCACCAGGATTGAGGTTATTCCCAGGCAATCCTTTGGTCTTGTAAAGCTGCACAGCATTCTTAATGAGCACCCGTGAGCGGGTCATACCCAGTTCAGCCTCATAGGTCACCCCATAGTTGCCACCCAAATACGGAAGCAAAGCTCCAGAGATGTAATCAGCACTGCTGAGTGTAGAAAATGACTCAATCTCCGAACGAATCCAGTCCGTCTCATAACCAAGCATTTGATAAAACCGGTCAAGAGGACCAGGACCGTTTGGGAAAGCCTGAGTCGAAATATTTGAATCCAGTTGCATATACCAATCCGGCGTCCACGACGTGTAGATATCAACTGAACTGAAATCAGTAAGAACCAATCCTTGCGCTGTGCCACCAAGGATGTACTGCTGTCCAGAAGGAGGAGGATTGACGTTCATTCACTGACCAACACGAAAAGGGCGTAGTAAAAGAAATGGCCGGAAATAAGGGGCTGATCGAGATACGACGCTGATAGAGGACCAGTTGGTGGATCAGATTGAATCTCAGAGATAAGCACCGTTCCGTCATAGACCGTCGTCGGTGTGCCAAAAGAGGATCGAACAAGCACCTGTCCATTTGCTGTAGAAGGCGGCACCCAGTTGAGCTGCAGTCCGTTATAGGCAACCGGGTTGATCGTGATAGCCAGATTAAAAACAGTTGCAGGAGGTTGCCCAAAGACCGTCTCCCCAAAGATCGCTCGCCCAAAAGGCTCATAGGGCGGCGCTGTAAAAACAAGCGGAGGCGCACCAAAGACAGTCTCACCGAACTGCGCACTCCCAAAGGGGGCGTAGGACTGCGACATTGATTACGCTGCCCGAACGACTTTGTGAAAAGCGATCGAAGGTTGAAGGGTTGAAATGGCGTCAGGTGAACCAGTTCCAACTGTCACAGATCCTGAAATACCTGTGGTCGAAGTCGACGTTGTCTCCTGATTGTTGACAACATAACTCCCAGCCGATCCTTCACTGCTTGAAAGGAACCAGTTAATGGCAGTCGTAGATCCCTCAACGAAGGTCGGACCCTCACCAGGCGTGTGATAGTGCCCCGGGTCGCTAATATTCAACGAAGCAGTAAGCGCTGGAATGTTATCAGCGGCGAGAGTGACATTTGCAGAACCTGCAGTTTGACCAGAGCTGTATGTGCTGCCCGCCCCAATAGTCACCCTATTACGAGTGTCAGGCATAATGAGATTGTTACCGCTCACCCAGCCCGGGTAAACAGATGCAAGAGTCGGATAGATGGTCGCCCCATTTGTGACGGTTTGACCATGAAGGTAGAGATAGTTCTCCGGTGGCTCGGAATCATTTGCCCACTCGATAATGCCACCGACAGGAATAACAGCAGCTGTAGCCTGAGAGGCCGTGTTTGCCACAGTCTCCACGTTGACGAGCCGAGCAGCAATCGTTCCGAAGTTTTGACCGAAGACTGGTGAATACACCGGATCTTGAGCCCCCGACCCATAACCGATGTACGCCTCCAGATTGGCAATCGCCAACACCCACGAATCAGCATAAGCAGCAAGGATGTACTCACTGCCGTCTGTGAAAGGCTGACCAGGAAACGACCCATATGAGTCAAGCCCTGCAGGCCATTGTGGACTCCAAGCCATCTTTACTCCTTTACGAACCTAGAAGGCCGCCAGTAGTGGGCGGGCTAAAGCTGAGGACTCCAAGTACCGGAATCTCATTGTCGAGAAGCACGCAATCATCAGCGCCGGTCAAATCCTGCACGTACGTTCCAACTTCAAAAGCTGCGGTTGTCGTAAAGTTCACCGGGATACTCGTTGCTCCTGTGGGCGCTGCAATCATCTCTGGCGATCCGGTGACAACGATACTGGTCTGAGTATTAGGAGCCACGGTCACATCGGATACAAAAGTTCCAGCCGGGAAGTTATATGCGGCAGGAAATGCTGTAACCGAAAGGGTTTGCTGTCCAGCGGAGGCACCCGAGGACAGCGTGACTTCTTGAACCCCGCCATTAGGGGCCACAAGCACCAACGTGTCTCCCTCAACAAGGATCTGGTTAATCCCAATAACGATGATTTGGGTATAGACAACCCCGGCAATGAGTGCGTTCGTAAGCGTTGTTGTCAACGAGTTAGTCAAAGTGATCGAATCACCGCCATAAACAGGCTGAGGCAATGGAGTAACCGTCAAGCTCGTGTAACTCGTATCGACATCCAATGACTCATTAAGCGTGGCATCGAACTGTCGAGTCATCGAGGACACAATGGCGTAATCAACACCAGGCTGAGTCAAGATGGTCGAATACACAAGTCCGAGCGCAACCCTAAAACCAAATCCGGTATTTACAAGCTGAAAGAGATTCTGCAATGCATTTTGCACAAGATTTTGCGTTGAATCGTTGCCATACGGCTCCAACACCACCAGCTCGATTGTGATGTTGATAGGCACATACGTCGGTGGAAAGATCGAAACTGTTGTATTCGGCATTACAAGCGGCTGCAGATAGTTGAGCACGTTTGATTGCAGCGCCGGAGAAGGAATCCCACCACCTTGCGGAGCAATGTAAAGGTTGACGAGCTGATAAGTCTGCTCGATCACCGACGACCACTGAACGCCTGCGACAAGAGCCAAGGTTTCAATATCATTGACCGTGACTCCTCGATCAAGCGAACGCAACGAAGCCGGAGCGTTTTGCTGGATTGAAGCAATGGACTCAGTATCAGAACCGCCAGAACAGTTCGATGCATTCGCCACATTGACAAGCCCAACGATTGCGCTCGCAGGAACCGTAATAGTGCCAGCTCCGACATTTCCAAGAGATCCCACACTTGTCTGATATGTAGCATAGATAGGGCTGCCAAGTGAAGGAACGTAACCGTTCACCCCATCACCAAATATGACGTAGAAGTTACCTTGAGCATCAACAAAGTTGGTGTAAACAAAATCATTCGGGCCAGCACTGATGAGGCTCGTCACATATGTCCATTCTTGGGGCCCGAGACCAAGGTCGACATAAACACTGAAACTGTCGGCACTGACCGGACTGTAGAGAAACTGATAAGTCTGATTAATCGATCCATTAGACACAGCAACCTGAGGAACAACTACAGCCGTCGAAGGAATGCCAAACTCATCCCAAAGATCAATGGACCCAAACGTCAGAGGCAAGCTCGTAAATGTCTGTCCTTGGACGACAGGGATTTGAGCAGTAAAAGACATAGTTGCCCCTCCCGCCCCCGCAATAGTCACAGTTTGAGTGGTCTGGAAAATGATCTCATTCTGTGTCGAGGTTGCTTGAGTGGCGAACTGTGTTCCAAACGGAATGGTGACCGGGCCGATTACAGTTGAACCAATGTTCACCGTCACAGTCCCAGTAGACCCCACAGAGAGTGCAGGCGTGTACCCCAACATGGCAGCAAGGTTGAGGATCGAAGAGGGCTGCGTTGCAGTTTGGATAAAAGCTTCTCCAGCCAACCGATCGAGGTAATAGCCCAAGAGGTCACCCATGTAGGCGTACATCTGAAGCATCACGATGCCAAAATCTGAAGAGCTGTTCGACGTCCATTCAGGCAGATAGACAGGAATCCTGGCGATCAAATCACTAAGGATCGAGCTGTAATCTCGACTTGAATAATCGAAAACAGGAGATCCTGATCCTTGGCTGGTGCTGTTGACAAAGGTCATTAGGCAATCACCTGTGCGATCGATCCACCAACATTTATGGTCACCGTGTTGACATCATTAAGCGGAGAAATGGAATAACTGACTGTCACCGTAAGAGCCGAGGGATTCGTAGCATCTATCGAAGCTTGCACACTCACATTGGTCACTGCAGGCTCCCATTGCTGAATAGCCTGTTGAATGTCAGACTGCAGAATCGATGCATTAGCAGAAACCGAACTGAAAATCATCGATTCCGCATCACTCCCATAGTTGGCGAGCATCACCCGCTCACCAAGGCGGGTCAAAATGATGGACTCGATGTGCTGTGCGTAAATGGCGTTGTACGAAGAAAGAATAGCCACCCCTCCTGTTGCCTCATCGATACGAAAGGGCACAGAGATCTCCAAACCCGTAGGAGCAAGTGGAATAGCAGGAACCCCAGAAATACTCTGAGAAGTGGTAGTCACCAAAGGGATAACGGTGAGTACATAGCTCCATGTGCCCGAGTTGAAGAGAGCATCTTGCATCGTGCCCGCAATGATGTAAACACCAGCATCAAGAGTGCCCGACGACGTAATCACCCCATTACTGGCAACATTA